TCAGACGCTGGGCAACGTGTCGGCTGCCAACACCTGGCAGGATTTGACGCTGGCTTCTGGTGCGGCCACTACGGCTTACACCGCGCCTGTGTTGTTCCTGAAAGTGGGTACGGGCGTTGCTAACTCGGCGGTGAACATTTCCGTTTGGGGCGATGTCGTCTCGCTATGAGTGATGTGTGGGTTACCAACGGCACTAAAGAGCCTTTTGAGGATATGTGGCATGGGAACAAGTACGCGTTCCCGCCCGGAAAGGCCGTTATGGTGCCTTTGGAGGTTGCGCGGCACGTCTTTGGGTACGGAATGGGTGATCGCATTCCCGTGCTTGCCAGGTTAGGCTGGGCTGTGACGGCAAATGACGTTGCAAACGGCTTGAAGCGGTTGGATCGGTTTGTTATCTCCGACGAGGAGCCGAAAGAGGAACGAACCAAGGTTATTGCACTCGTATCATGAGTTGGAGAGTAAATGGCTACCCTTCAGACTTACATTACGCAGTGCAGGCGGCTTTTGCATGACGCAAACGCCAACTTTTGGTCTGACTCTGAGCTAACCGATTACATCAACGCCGCGCGCCAGCGTTTGGTGCGTGATACGGGGTGCTTGCGCACCATTCAGACCGTAAACACGGTCACAAACCAAGAAGTCTATCAGTTTAGCGCGCTCCCGAGCGGCATTCAGACGATGGACATCCTCAACATCAATTTGTACTGGGGCAACACGCGCATTCCGTTGCGCTACCTGCCTTGGACCCAGTTTAACGCCGAATTGCGGTTTTGGCAGAACTACATTGGCCGCCCGATTGCCTTTTCGGTGTATGGGCAGCAGTCGTTCTACCTTAGCCCGGTGCCTGACCAAGTTTACCAGATGGAACTGGATACGATCATCCTGCCAACTGATCTGGTCAACACAACCGATACGGACACCATCATCAGCCCGTGGACTGACCCTGTGGCTTACTACGCCTGCCACACGGCCAAGTTTAAGGAGCAATCCTACGGCGAGGCTGAGATATTCTTGAACCAGTATAAGGCCAAGGCGATGTCGGTGATTAACACCACTTTCACGCGCCGTATGCCTGACCCTTACAGCACGCCGTACTAACATGGCCGCGGCAGAGCAGAGAAAATCTTATCAGGTCGTAAAGAACTTTAAGGGTGTAAACACCCAAGCTAACCGCACGGCCATTGATAATGATGAGTTTGCGTGGCTAGAGAACGCGCAGCCTATTGGTTTCGGCAACATCAAGACGCTAGGGCTGCAATCGAGCGTTTTGTTTACTTGGAGCGGTACTCCAGCGGCGCTGTACAGTTGCAGCATTAAGAACGTGGACTACGTTGTGGCGTTCTTTACCAACGGCGGGGCGCAGTATTACCGCATTGACACGGCGACAGGCGGCACGATGGCCGCTGCGGGTAAATTCTCGGCCGCTGGCGTCCGTATTGCGCAGTGGAAGAACGACCGCATCCTTATCATTGACTCTAACAACGGGTTGTTCACTTGGGATGCCAGCAATGTTGTGTCGATCGGCTCTATCTCGGCTTACGGCATAACCAACGGCGGTTCTGGTTACACTTCAGCGCCGTCTGTAGCCATTGGCGCCCCTAATGAAACGGGCGGTGTGCAGGCTGTTGCCCAAGCGTTGATAACGGCTGGTGCGGTAAGCGGGTTGCTGTTTACGGAAACGGGGTCTGGTTATACGTCGCCCCCCAGCATCACGTTTACGGGCGGTGGAGGCTCTAGCGCGGCTGCGGTGTGTAGTACCCTTAGCTTTGCCAAAGGAACGGCCTCTGCGCTCGTCCTAAGCGGCGGTACGGGGTATTCTAGCGCGCCAGGCGTTACCTTTACTGGTGGCGGCGGTACAGGCGCTGCGGGCACGGCAATTGTGTCTGGCGGCGCGGTCATTGCTATCATCATGACCAACAACGGGTCTGGATACACCTCTGCGCCAACGGTTACGTTTGGATCGGGAGCGGCCATTGCGCAGGGTGTGGCTAGTACGGACCAAAGCGTGGATGTCTCTACGTTTTCGGGGCGGGTCTGGGTGGCGCAGGGGCGAACCGTTTATTATTCGGCAGCGGGCAAATACAACGATTTCGTGAGCGTGAGCGCGGGCAACATCCTGTTGACGGATGAGACGCTGCACAACAACATTACGGCGCTGCTACCGGCCAACAACTTCTTGTATGTGTTTGGCGACGATAGCATCAACGTCTTTTCGGACGTTCGTGTACAAACAAACGGCACGACGATTTTCACCAACACCAACGCCAGTGCTTCGGTGGGCACCAAGCGCAACATGACCATCTTTCCGTATTTCCGGTCAGTGTTGTTTATGAACGACTACGGCGTGTATGCGCTGGTGGGTTCTACGACGAGCAAGCTCAGCACCCAGTTGGACGGCATTTTCCCGCTAATTGATTTTACGCAGCCGGTGAGCGGCGGCCAGGTACTGCTGAACAACATTCTGTGCGCGGCTTGGTCGTTTACCTACAACGATCCATTGACTAATACGGCGCGGCCAATTCAGGCAGTGTTTTTTGACAAGCGGTGGTTTTTCACCTCGCAGGGTGCGCTGAATTATGTGACCAGTGTGCCGGTGAGCGGTGTTATCTCGTTGTATGGCACTACCAGCACCGGGTTGTACAAGCTGTATAACAGCAGCACCGCGGGCGCTAACGTCATTGTCAGAAGCGCGCTGTGGCCGCTGACGGACCCGATTAGGGACAAGCAGGCGCTCAAAGCCGCAATTGAAGCCACCACCACGACTGTAGGCACTTTGAGTGCGACCATAGACAACGAGGTGAAGTCAAGCCTAACGGGCATAGACATCACTTACGTCAACTGGACAAACTCGGTCGGCAGTACGATTCCGTGGACAAACTCTAGCGGCACGACTATAAGTTGGTACAACAATGGGTACACCCTCTATAAGAGCGATGCCCAGCAATACGGTAAGTACCTAGGTTTGACGATTACGGCGTCTAACGCCTTGTTTACGTTAAACACTCTTGAACTCGAATATGAAATGAGGGCTAGGTTCTAATGGCGCTTCCAATCACCATTCCGAACACGTTTGCCGGGGCTACCGGCCCAATTCCTCTGTCGCAGTTGGATAACAACTTTTTGACGGTGGTAAACGGGATTAACGGCATTGGCAACGGCACAAACAGCCTAGCTAACGTGTCGATCACTGGCGGCAGCATTTCCAACGTTTCAATGTCAAGCGTTGATGTCTCATTTTTGCAGTCTGGCACTGGCGCGGTCACGCGCACGGTCCAGAGTAAGGAGCGGGATGTTGTGAGCGTCAAAGACTTTGGCGCGGTTGGAAATGGCATTGCCAATGATACGGCGGCCATTCAGGCAGCAATCACTTACGCTTTATCCACCACCTACGGAGGCAATGTAAGGTTTCCAATAGGCTCCTATTTGGTTTCCAGCGAAATACAAATTCCCAAAACGCCGGGGAAGGTAATCAATATTATTTTTGACTACGGAGCGGTTGTTACAAACGCCGTGTCATATACTGGATTTTTATTTTATGTGGGCAGCTCATCTGTGCCTGGGGGCGGAAGTGGAGTCACCTTTAGTGGGTTGAGTGTTGTTGGCAATACTGGCTGTAAGGGCCTGCGGCTAGAAAATGCAAACATAACCAGATTTATAAATTGCCGTTTTTCTCTTATGGACCTTTCCGTCCAGATGGCTTCTTCTTATGCCGTTACGTTTGAGGGGTGCCTTTTTGAGTCAATACAGTCTTATTGCATTTACAGCACAACGTCAGCTCACCACACTCTAATAACTAACACAAATTTTTATAGCACTGGCATAGCAGGCACATACACAATATTGTTTGCGGGCTCTACTGACAATTTGATTATTAGGGATAGTGACGCGGAAACTGGATGGTGCTTTTTAGGCATGACTGGCGGTTCCTCGTTGACGTTTGAGGGCAATTACGTGGAGTACTTTACTAACACTCCATTGTACTCATCCGCCACAATTTACGGCGTTAGCATTGCTAATAACTGGATTGCTTTGAGCGGCAACTTGACTTTAGGTAATATTGAGGGCGGTCAATACAAAAACAATGCTTCCTATACACAAACCGTATCCGTTAACGCAGCAACTGTTAATAATTTAGAGTGGAGCGGAAATACATTACTTGGCGGTGGGGGATCGCTGCAATATTCTGGACGAGCATTTATAGGTGCTTCGCAGGTTACCCCCAATAGCGGCAGCCAGATTGTGTTGACAATGCAAGGTTTGGCCGCGTCGTCCGGGACGGTGGTGCAACAGCATATTGACCATAATGGTGTGTTGCGGTGGCAACAAGTTTACGCTACCAGCGACTTGTCATTTTACAATGCGGGAAATCTTAAATTTAATTGGACAAGCGCGGGTATATTTCAGCCGGGAACAGATGCCACCGGAGGATTGGGAGCTACAGGGGCGCGTTGGGGGCAATTATACACATCACTTCCCGCCGCATATGGTGGGACAACCCACATTATAGGTTCTCGCTCAGGTAATGGGGAGTCTGTAAAACTCGCTATAGCAGGAGAATATGCAAGCAATGCAGCCGCCGCCACAGCAGGCGTAGCTGTTGGTACTATTTATTTTGACACAGGCATTGGGTTTTGCCGTGCAAGAACTTAACGCAGCAACATGGGCTAAGCGTGAGTTGGCAATCACAGCAAAGCAGCCATTGCCAAAAATAGCAATTGTTTTAGCCGGAGTGGCAAAATAAGATGGACCAGAACCTTTACAACATCGCGGTGGCGGCAACAGGGGCAGCCATTGGCTGGTTTGTGAAGGTTGTCTGGGATGCGGTGAAGGAGTTGGAGCACGATCTGAAAGAGATTGAGCGCGACCTTCACCTCAACTATGTATCCAAGGACGATTACCGGCAGGACATTGTTGAGCTGAAGGACATGCTCAAGCAGATTTTTGACAGGCTAGACCGTAAAGCAGACAAATAGGAGATTGAGATGAACCGTGACATGTGGCTGGGCATTTTTCGTCATTTGCTTACTCTGGCTGGCGGCATTTTTGTCGCTAAAGGCTACGTTGACGCTGATACCGTCAATACTACCGTTGGCGCAGTGTCCACGCTGGTTGGCGTAGGCATGTCGATTGCTGATAAGCGTGGCTGATGGACTTTGGCACGCTCAGCATTGTTAAATTTGGCGACAAGGACAGCCTAGGCGAGTTCTTGTTCGTCAATAGCGTGCAGCATCAGGTATTCCGCGAGACATTCTTTGCGCAGGGCATTCAGGTGCCTGCTTTTCCGCTTGCGGACGTTGATATAGACAATTTGGACGACTGGTTGCTGCCCCACCAGGTTGAGCACCAGGCGTTTGCGAGCCTTTTGGGGCTGGAAAACCCGTTCAATATGCTGGATGCCGACTGGAACAACGAGGAATCGTTCTATGATTGGCTTGCCACGCATTTGTCGATCCATGAGCAAATTGCCGTTGCGCTGGGGCTGACCTGATGCCGGAACAGCAGCAAAGCACAAACCAGATTTTGCGTTACGGGATCAACCAAGAAACCGGGTCTCCAAAAGAAACGGAAAAGGCATTAATTCACATCAACGCTTTGGCGAAGATGGGGATTTTGAAGTTTGCGCGGATTGGCGGCACGGTGTTTACCATCAGCCGCCTTACTATGGCGGGCAAGTGGCTTCCGGCAACCGAGGCCGAGTTGCATATGTACACAAGCGAAGGCTTGCAAGAGATTATGCAGCGTCTAGCCGTGCTGCCTAACACGTTGCGCAACATGGGCCTAAAAAAGGCTTCAACGATAGTGATGGAGCCTGCAATGCTGCGGGTTTTGCAAATGGGCCTACAGCGGGCCGGTTTGCAGCCTAGCGTGAGCACGCAGATGCAATACACGGGCGGTGAGATGGAGCCTGCGTATGTGGTGGAGGTGGCGCTCTAATGGCTAAAAAAAAGAAAAAGGGTTTTTTGGCTTGGGTTGGCGTTGCTGTTGCGGCGGTTGCCACGGTGCTGACGGCGGGTGCTGCTGCGCCGTTGTTGGGGTTGGCTGAAGGTGCTGCAATAGGACTTGCTGAAGGTGTTGCGGCTGGCGTTGCTGAAGGCATTGCCGAGGGCGCTATTGTTGCCGAAACGGCTACGGCGGCTATAGCGGAGGCCGCGCCTCTGGCGGCTGCTGTAGAGGCTGGTGGCGGCATTAGCGCGGCGGGGGCTGCGGGTATTGAGGCGGCTTTGCCGGCCATCGAGGCGGGCACGGCGGTTGCTAATGCGGGCACTGGCGTGCTTGAGGTTGTGGGCGATGCCATAAAAGGCGTTGCAAGCACACTGAACAATTTGAGTGGTTCTTTGGCCGACGCGGCAACGGGTGCGGGCATCAATCCAACCGTTGCCGACATTGGCGCAAAAAGCTTGGTGGGGGCTGGGCGTGGCGCGCTGACTTCAGCGGTACAGGGGCAAGACCCCGGCTTGGGCGCGCTGGGTGGTGCGGTATCTGGATTGGTAGGTGGTGGGGCTAGGGCGGGCTTGGGAGAAATCTTAGGCACTACCGGTTTTGGCGGGGGCGTTACGGGGGCGTTGTCGGGGGCCGCGGGCGGTGCTGCAAGTGGCGCTGCTAGGGCGGCGGCTTCTGGCACTGATCCTGGGCAGGCTGCGTTGCGGGGGGCTGCAACGGGCGGTGGTAGTGGCCTGACAAGCTACTTGCTAGGTGAGCAGGGTTTGGGGCTGGGCAATGCGGCGTCTCAGCTTGGCGGGCAGCTTTCTAGCAGCCTGATTGGGCAGGCTATGACGCCTACGACCTCGGGCACATCGCAGAACAGGGCCACATCGGCGGCTTTGGGTAGCCTTGGTGGTGCTTTGGGCGGTGGCATAACGGGTGGCGGTGCGCCGAGCGGCACTGATGCTGCTGGTGGTGCAGCTACTACGGGAACCCCGTCCACCATAAGTTCTTCGGCGCTTGCAAGTTTGCTTTCTACCGGCACTGATCCGGGATATAGTTCGCCAATATCCGGTGATAGTTCTATAGACAGTTCTGGTAGGCCGTCTCCTTGGAATACGGCTTCTCTGAGGACAACAGACCCGACAGGATCATCATATGGCTAGGTTGGCACGCGCTTTGCAGACTGATTCTTTGGCTGATGTCGATCTGCGGCAGTTGGCGAAGAAGGTGCGCGCTAAGGGCCGTGGCCGGGATACGGTGCTGGCCCACATTACGCCGCAGGAGGCTGCGTTGCTGAAGGCCCGCGGTGGTCGTGGCAGCATCAACCCGGATACTGGCCTACCTGAGTTTGAGGATGACTTTGCGGACTATGGCGAAGGCACCAACACGACATTTGGTGACAGCGGCAGTGACGTTGCCGCACCGCCTGTTCAGCCGCAGGCGGGGGCTTCGCCGGGTGCGGATGTCCAGCAGCCTGTTAATCCTCTTGCGGGCACAGAACCCCCTGACCCCAATGCGCCTGGCGCGGTTGAGGCTAGGCAGCAATTTGACGCGATAAACCCCGCAGTTGCGGCGAGAGCTGACGCGCCCGCGCCGGATCAAAACTTTTTGCAATCACTGCTTGGCGGGCTAGGCATTGGCGGGCTGGGCAACATTGGCGGGTCCGATCTTGCGCGCCTTGGCCTTGCCGGTGCCGGGCTGGGTATGGGCTTGCAGGCTAGATCGGCAGCGCAGCAGCAGGCTCAGGCCGCACAAAAGCAAATCCAGAACATCGCCAATGTTGACCAACAGCGCGCAGCAGCACTTCAGGCGCAGATGGCGGGCACGGCAGGCGATGTTGCGGCACGCGCAGCGCCCGCGCAGGAAGCCCTACAAGCCCTTGCAACGCCCTACCAGCAGCAGGGCAGCCAACAGGCGCAGCAGGCTCTGGCGGGCGCTCTCAGCCCCATGAGCGCGCAATCCTTGCAAGCGGCACAGGCGCAAGCGGCGCAGGCTCAGGCTAGGTCTGGTGGCGTTGGTGCGGCTCAGGCTGCAAACCAGTTGGAGGCGCTGCGGCAGGCGTTGTTGAGCAACCAGTATCAGCAGGGGCTTGCCACGCAGCAGATTGGCGACCGTTACGCGCAGAGCGGCATTACAACCGGTTTGGCGCAGGGCAACCTTGGCAGCCAGTACAGCAACCTGGCAGCGACCACGGGCCTCCAAGCGAGCGGTATTGCGGATCAGTACACGCTGCGGGCCATTCAGGCCGGGCTTGCGGGTAACCAGCAGGCGCAGCAGCTATCGCAGCAGTATTTCCAAGCCTTGGGTTCTATCTTGGGTGGTACGCCAGCGTTGCGAGCGCAGCCGGCAACCACAACTCCGGGGGCTTGAGCCATGCCAGAACCCAATTACGGTCAAAACGCCGATCTGGCGGCAGAGCGGGACGCTATCCTTGCCTTGCCACCGGACCAGATGCAGCAAGCGTTGTTGGCATTTAGCCAGCGGCGGTCAGGCGTGCCGGAAATACCCGGCGGGTATCGCAACGCAGAGTTTGCGGCAGACTTGCCCGCGCCAACAGGCCGCTTTGCAGCCAACATTGTTCCTGGGGCTGGCGCGGATGCCGCAAAAAGCCTCATGGGTAAGGATGAAGCGCGTTCTGCGGCCACCGGCACTGGCACAACCCCGCCGCCTGAATCCGGTTCCTACGCCGCTGCTATGCGAGCTATTGGCGCAATGCCCGAACCTATCCGCGGGTTGGCGGAACAGGGCATTACCAACCGCCAGCGTTTGGATGAATTGGCAGGGCAACAGGGTCAAACTGAACAGCGTGTTCGCACAGCGCAAGCCCGTGGCGAGGCAGATGCGCAGCGGACTTTTGCGGAAGCGCAGCGCACAGCCGCCGAGCAAAACGCCCCAAGGCCAATCCCGGCGTTTGTGCCCACGCAAGACACCGCGGCGGATATGGGCACCCTGTTCAGCCTTCTAGCGGTTGCGGGCCAGGCTTTGGGTGGCAAAGGCAAGACCGGCGCTATGACGGCTATGGCGTCCATGACAGGGATGCTGAACGGTTGGCGTCAGGGGCGGCAAGACCTGTACGAGAAAGAGCGCCGTAACTTTGACGCCAGCTTGCGTCAGATACAAGCGCAGAACCAAGCGTTGCAAGAAGCGTATCGACGCGCCCAAGAAACCGCGCGCACTGATATGGAATCTGCTAGGTCTCAATTGCAGATTGAGTTGACGCGCCTTGGTGCGCCTCTTGTTTCTATTGCGGCTGAGCGTGCTGGCCTTGAGGGTGGCAGCCAGCAATTGCAACAAATTATGCAAGTTACGGGCCAAGTGATGGCGCGCAAAGATGCGTTGCAGGCTAGGGCAGCGCAAGCCGAGGCGCAGCTTGCAAACCAACAGCCCCTTGTTGTTCCGGGTGAACGCGAAGGTACTTTCTATTTTGCGCGGCGTGACGGAACGCCCATTCTCAGGCCGGATGGGCAACCCTTACCAGCGCCGCCGCCTAAAGGAAGTGCAGCAGGCAGCAACGCGGTTCAGTTCCGGTATAATGCTGCCGTGTCGGACGCTGCCGTTTCTGCGGCGACGGACATTCAAAATGTTCTGTCTATGCCAGGAACAGCAACGCCTCCTCTTTTGGGCTCTTTTCTAACTGAACCGGGCCGAGGCGTTACGCCGCAATTGGCCGCTTACATGGGGCAAAGGTTTACCAGTTCCCAAGATCGCGCAATGCAACAAGCTATTGCTGGTTTGACCCGTTCAGTTACAACCATCCAAGCGGCTGGTCGTCCCGGTGGTGTGACGCAAGCGGCGCTGGCTGACTTTGCAAGAACGGCTCCCCAGCCTGGCGATGCTAGAATCAACTATTATATGTTCTTTGCTATGTTGCGGCAAGAAATGGACCTTGCCATCACCAGCATTAGAAATGGCGGCGGCACACCCGAGCAATTAGCTAACGCTCAAGCGGCAAGAGATAGGGTTTACGCAGCCGTACCTTATTCCGTTACAGACATCACAAGGATTCTCAGTTCCGGCAGAGAGAGAATAGGGAACCGTAGAACTAACGAGATATTGCAACACGCAGATCGCCTACGGGAAGCTGAAAGGCAATTACGCCGCACAGCTAATAGCCCTGAAGAACGACAGGCAAATGAGGTTGACGCGGCAGGCGTGTTCCGCAATCCGCCAATCAATGTTGAAGTCACTGCGCCTCGGGATGTTACGCCGGGTGCAGCGCGTGCGCCTGGGCAGCCTACAGCCACGCCCCCCGCTGCTCCCGCCGCGCCCGAAACTCCTGCTGCCACTACCGCTGCGCCTGCTCAACCGGAAGTTGGGGCTACTCAAACGGCTAGGGATGGCAAAACGTATCGCTTTAGGGGTGGCAACGCGCAAGATCGCAACAACTGGGAGGTTGTTCCATGAGAGACCCTTGGGACCCGCCTGAAGCGCCAGCGACAAGAGACCCTTGGGACCCGCCCGCCGCCGCGCCTGCCACACCAACAGAGCGGCCCAGCGTGTTTGAACAAATCCGCACTGGTTTCGGCCGCGGCGTCCGTATGGGTTTGGATAGCTCTGAATCTACGCCGGGTGGTTCTGTTATTCCGTCTTTTGCGCAAGGCGCATTAAGTGGCGGCGCAGGCTTGGTTGGTGGCGCTTTGGAATTGGCACCTGGCGCTGTAGGCCGCGCTGGCGCAGCAATTAGCCGCTTTGCGCAAGAGCAAGGACAAGAAGCGCAAGAACGGGAGCCTGTGGCTGCGTTTGCCGGTCAATTGGCCCCTGCTGCCGTTCCTGTAGGTGGTGCATTGCGCGCGGCTACGCTTGGTGGTCGTGTGGCGCGAGGCGCTGGCGTTGGTGGCGCTTTTGGTGCGGCATCGCCTACAGGGCAAGAAGAATACGCAGATCGCATAACCGACAAGATCAACCCAACGCTTTTGGGGGCAGCTTTAGGTGGTGCGTTCCCTATTGCCGTTAGTGGGGCTGGGTCATTGGCGCGGAGCGTTCTTGGCGAGGTTGAGCCTCAAGTAAGGCAGAGGGCGGAGTTAGCGAGAAGTTTAGGTTATAGGTTAGAAGCTGGGCAGCTGCGGGCCGATGAACCTATGTCAACCGCAGGTTTTGGGGCAGCTCGCGCGCACAATCAAAGGGTGTCTAATAGTATTGCTTCTAGGGCCATGGGGGAAGAGACTAGCGCGTTAACCCCTGAATATTTAAGGGATAGGCTGGCTGCTTTAGGAGCCAAATACGACAACATTTACATTGGCCCCCCAAGCGCAACTCCCAGGACTTTTAGGTTAGACACGGCGGCTTTGAACGCAATTGAAACGATTGCTGACCGAGAAGCAAATTTAGCGGCGGGGCGTGTCCCTAGCGCCGGTTCTTTGTCAAGTAACCTAACTGAGCGGTTTAGGGGCTTGCAGAGCCAAATGCCTAATAACCGCATCACGGCAATGAACGTGACTGGCGAAGAATTGCAACGGCTCCGCACTGAAATGTTGCGCGTATTTAGGGAAGCGAAAGACAGCACGGACGCTCGGATTGCTATGGATGTTGTACGCGCCATGGATGACAGCGTAGCGCGCAACCATCCTGAATTGGCGGCTAGGCTTGCAGAGCTTAACCCGCAATACCGCACCGCCATGACTATTGTGAAATTAGCACCGGATCGCGGCAACATTAGTCCTGAGCGTCTGGGTCAATTATTGAGGCGGATTGACCGCAATTACGCAGACGGAACCACAAGAAACCCGTTGTACGAAATGGCGAGACTTGGAGAAGATTTGCGTATTAGGGGGCGTGGGGAACCGACAGTGCGGTCTTCTACGCAGGTGCCTCTGGGAAAATTGGAGCAAGCGTTAGGTGTTGGTTTGCGCACGCAGCCTGCCGTGCGTTTGCAACAACGATTGGAACAAGGCCCGCTACAAACCCAACGCACGCCAGCGGCGCTTGTTCCGTTGTTTCCTGCCGGTGAGGACTAAAACGAATGGCAAAGCAGAGCGTCAAGGGCATCAACCCCGATCTGGAAGCGGCTATCAGCAAGATGCTGAAGGAAGTGCTGAACAGCCCTGAGACCAGCCTCATTGACAAGATGCGCGTGATCGACCGCGCCCTCAATCTTGAGAAAATTAAGCAGAAGGTCACAGACGATGCCTATGGTATAGGTTTCTTGACCGACGATGCGGACGAAGAGTAAAAGATGTCTCATGACAGAGGGACACATTCACATGGACGCCGTTCGGGTTATCCGCATTTCGCTTCAGGTACTTGGGGAGCGGGCCTTTTCCCTGCTCGCCATGCTGATGACTTTCTCGCTTTTTTGCTGGGCCATGCTAGAACCGAGTCACGAACGTCTGGCTCTTGTGGCATTCTTCGCCCTGGCCGTTTACATCCCCAGTTTGAAAGGTCAAAGGAAGTCCTATGCTGAAGCCCAGGATTAGCAAGCAAGCCGGTCAATCGACCCAGCTTAAGCATTCCCAGTCTGACCCGCAGGAGCAGGCCCAAGTTGTGCGCCCGCAGTTGCCCCGGGATTACAGCGCGGGTGGTGTGCCCATCTACACCTCTGGCACGCTGCCCAAGGGTGGCTATCAGAGCATTTGGGGTTTCGGTGAGAACCGTATGAACACCAAGGAAAGCCCCACGACCAAGCCGGGAAGGAAAATCTACTAATGCCTGATCTTCTCCGCATAGTTCCGCAAGAGGAACAGCTAGACGCCGTTGCCAAAATCCGCGTCTCAACGCCTCAGTCGTTGATTGATACGGACTTTGAGTATGGCTTGCAGCCCACCAAGTGGGAGTTTGCCCAGCTTACCAACAACCGCGCTACTTCGTATTACATCCCCACCGCGCCGCTGACCTTCACGGCCATTTCAGGTGCGGGTACGAACGTAGTGACGGTGGCTACCACAACGCCGCCGGCAGTGGGCACGCCCGTTTACATCACGGGTGCTACGCAGCAGGCTATGAACGGCTGGTGGGTGGTTGCCACGGTTTCAGCGGGCACCAACTTCACTTACAACCTGACCAGCGGCACGGTGACCGGCACCGGCTACGACAGCGACAAGACCTACATCTACTCCGGGTATTTCTACGCTGGTGCGGGCATTCCGGTTAGCGCCAGTGCGGGTGCTGCGTTTACCAATTCCGGCACAACCGTCACAGCTACCACAACGTATGCACACGGCCTGAGCGTTGGTAACCCGATCTTCGTTGTTGGCACCACGGCCACCACAAACCCGCCCAACGGCACTTGGGTGGTTGCTACGGTGCCTAACACCAACAGCTTTACCTTCACCACCGTGAACACGCCTACGGGCACCATCACGGCTGCTGGCGGCGCTACTACCTCGTTGTATGCGGCACCCTCGGGTTTCAACGTGCATCGCGCGTATGATGGTGGTGTGCAGTTCTCTGCGGGTTCTGGCAGCCCGAATGCGTCCTTCATTCGTCAGACCCGGCGCTATTTCCGGTATCAGTCTGGCAAGGCGCTTCAGATGAGCACCGGCAGCATTCTGAAGAACGCGCTCTATGTGGACAGCATCACGGCTTCTGGCACCACGATCACGGTGAACACGAAGTTTCCGCACAATCTGACGCCTGGCGCTTACATCAAGATCACCAACGCCAATCAGGCTGAATATAACGGCACCTGGCAGGTGGCTACGGCCAGCCAGTTGTCCCTGACGGCGGTGGTGAACACGGCCCCGTCTGTTTCGCCGGCCACGGGCTTCCCGATTTTTGTGTCATCCCAGTCTTGGTATGGCATGAACCATCGGATCGGCATTTTCGACCAGCAGAACGGCGTGTTTTTCGATTTTGACGGTCAGACCTTGTATGCGGTCAAGCGTCTGAGCACTGCTCAGCTTAGCGGTACGGTATCGGTCACCAGCGGTTCTAACTCGGTGGTGGGCACCAACACGCAGTTTAGCAAGCAGGTTGCGCCGGGCGATTACATTGTGTTGCGCGGTATGAGCTATCGCGTGCAGTCGATCACCAGCGACACGCAGATGTACATTCTGCCTGAATATCGCAGCGCGACCAACGCCAATATGATCCCGTCTAAGACTACTGAGGTTCGCATTCCGCAATCGCAGTGGAATATCGACAAGTTGGATGGCACTGGCCCTAGCGGCTACGTCATTGATCTTGGCAAGATGCAGATGTGGTATATTGACTACTCTTGGTATGGCGCGGGTTTCATCCGCTGGGGTGTGCGCGCCACCAACGGTCAGATTTACTACTGCCACAAGCTGGCGAACAACAACATCAACACTGAAGCGTGGATGCGCAGCGGTAACTTGCCGGCGCACTATGAATCTGCGGCGTTGCAGCCCACTACGACCCTGACGGCCAGCGTGGCGGCGGGCGATACGACCATCAATGTCGCCAGCACCACTGGTTTCCCGCCTTCCGGTGCGGCGCGTGTGACGGCGGCGGGCAATGCGGGCGGTGTGGAGATTGTTACCTACACTGGCCTGACCAGCACCAGCCTGACGGGCCTCACAAGGGCTGCTGCGGGCGGTAATGCGGCGGCGCAGACCTTCACCTACTCGGCTACGGCCCCGGTTGCGGTGGAGTTGGCTAATACGGCTACATCGCTGCCTAGCGCCTTCCCTGCGGCGGGTTCTATGTCGCATTGGGGCACGTCTGTTGTGATGGACGGCGGCTTCCAGAACGACCTTCTGTTCCAGTTTACGGCGGGCATGGCGGCACCTATCTCGGTGGCTGGTTCTGCGACCAATGCGCTTATTTCGCTGCGTATCGGGCCTGCGGTGGATTCCGGCATCATTGGTTTGCTTGGGACCAAGGAAGTCATCAACCGTATGCAGCTTAAGCTGTCGGGCATACGCATTCTGTCGGCGGGCATTTTCCGCGTGTCGGCATATTTGAATGGTTTCCCGGCTTCCGGCACGTTTGCGGGCTTGGGCGGGTCTTCTCTGTCGCAGATTGCGTATCACTCTGCGGCCACCAGCTTCTCCGGTGGTGAGGCTATCTTCAGTTTCTACACCAACAACTCGGGTGGTGCGACCAACCTGACGTTGACGGAGGAAGACCTGACGGTGGTGCGTGATCTGGGTAATTCCATCTTGGGCGGCGGCACCAGCAACACGGTGCCCACTTCGCAGACTGGTTTGTATCCTGACGGCCCTGACGTGCTTACAATTGTGGCTACCAACCTGACGGGCACCGCGGCGAACATCACGGCGCTGCTGTCTTGGACTGAGGCTCAGGCGTAAATGGCTGGCGATAGCCTTAGCGTAGGGCGCGGGGAGAAGCTCTCAGCGAGCCGTGGGGCGGGTCTCACGGCTAAGGGTAGGGCTAAGTACAACAGGGCTACCGGCAGCCGTCTGAAGGCCCCTGCGCCCAATCCCCGAAACGCAAAAGAAGCTGGCCGGAAGAAAAGCTTCTGTGCTAGGATGGCTCCCATCGCAAACAAGTCTAAGAGGGGTAGCCGTGCTAGAGCCGCAATGCGTCGATGGAAATGCAGAAGCTAACGAGCGTTGGCTTGATGTCCGGGGTTATGAAGGCCGGTATCAAGTCAGTGATTTGGGCCGGGTCAAATCGTTAGCCCGATTTCGTGGTGGCAAGAAAGGTTGCAAAGTACCTATCAAAGAGAAGGTGATGCGGCTGGACATCAAAAAAGACGCTGGCCGCAGCCGTCCCTATGCTCAAATAGCGTTGCGGGATGGCGGTCCCAGAACGAAATGTGCTCGCCAGTTTTTAGTTCATAGGCTGGTGGCGGACGCTTTCATCAAGCCGCTGGAACCCGGCGAGCAGGTGGATCACATCAACGGCATTCACAACGACAATCGCGCCGTCAATTTGCGCGTGATGCACTTTGTAGAGCATGCTAGAATGCACCCTACGGTCTTAAATCCACCCCCAAGAAGCCAAGAAACTGGCTGCTTTATGAAGAGGGCACCATGAGTGACGGTCTTTATGCTAACATCCACGCCAAGCGTAGGCGGATAGCGCGCGGATCGGGCGAGCGGATGAGGAAGCCTGGCAGCAAGGGTGCGCCTACCGCCAAGGCTTTCCGCAAGAGTAAACGTACCGCGAGGCGGTGAAAGGTTTGGATTGAAAAACCTTCCCCCGCCACAAGAAAAAACGGTTTTCCAGATTACAGTTTCCTAATGCCCCACTGATAGCCTTCCATGACTATTTCTAGTTGTTCACGGTAGCAGGCGATGAAGGCATCCACGGCCATCTTGGGCGTGTGTGTGGGCGGCTCGTTGAAGCCCCATAGGTAGTCATCAAAAACCATGATGCCGCCCTTCTTGAGCATGGGCCAGGCCATGCAGGCATCCGCTAGAACGTGCGGTGCTTGATGGCTGCCGTCTATGTAAATGAAGTCGTAAGAGTCGGCCCGTCCGTCAACCATAAACTGAAACAAGTTGCCCCTAAATGGCAGTACCTCGTCTCTGTCTTCAACATTGGCATCAAAGCGGCGTTTTACCGCCTCAAAGTCAATGCCGACGTGCTCTTCGCTTCCGCTCCATGTGTCGATTACGTCAATGTAACCGCAGGACTTGTGTAGTTGTTCGCAAAACCAGAGCGTGGAGCGGCCTTCAAACGCGCCGATTTCAAGGAAGGCTTGTTTTTCCGGTAGCAGCGACATCACGCGCTCCAAGCCGGGGATGTTGTGGCTGAACCAGTCTTGGGTAAACTCAGGCATGCGGCGCTCCTGCAAAAGACGGCCCTCAAACTCGTAGGTGCCGATATGGGACAATTGCACCCAAGGTGCGACAAAGACCTTCCCGCCGGCACGCCGCCAGGCTTGGCAGAAATGGTAATCCTCGCTCAGCAGGCGTTCGCTCTCCGGGCAGATCGTGACATCAAAGAAAGCGTGGATCGGTTCTGGCTTCAGAATGCCTGACAGGTCCAGAACGTCATTCATGTAGGTGTCGGTGACGGGTTCCAGAACCTCAAACACGCGGCGCTTGATGAGCATACAGCCGGTGCCGGCGTTCAGCACTTCCAAGGGCTGGTTGCTGGGTGTGGTGGCGCTGGAAGCCCCGTCTAGCAGGTTCACCACGAAACTGCCGGTGTGGTACTTGAGCTGCTCATGCGGCACGCCGCGCTTGACGGCTTCAGCCACGCTCCACCAGTTGATTTCCTTCTTGGGATAGATGCCCGCAAGGATGTCTAGATCGGCTTCCACCATGGCGATGATGTGCTGCGGATCGAATTTGATGTCCGCGTCGATGAATAGCAGGTGAGTGCAGTCTGTCTTGAGGAATGCCTTGGTGAGCGCGTTGCGGGCGCGCTGGATAAGCGATTCATTGAATTGCATGGTGGACATGAAATCCCAGCCGCGCATTTTGACGGCGTTGGACAGCCCCATCATGGATTGCTGATACCAGCCCATGCACATGCCGCCGTACATAGGCGTGGCGACCATAAGTTTAACGTGATCCATCAATTCCAGTCCTCTCTGTCTTTGCACCGCGCGCAGATGCGGTTGCGCCGTGGGTCATAGCTATCAAATGCCTTAAGGCACTTCAGGCACTTCACGCGGCTGGTGTTGGGTTGTTCCTTCACCACGCGAGGCTGTCTAGGCGGTAGGGGCGGCTCAGCGCCTTTCTTGCGCGGGCTTTCGCCGCCACGCCATAGACGGGCCACTTTGTCCTTCACGCTGGCATAATTGCGGTCTAGCTTTTCGGCTATTTGGCGGATCGTGCAGCCTTCTTGCAGCAAATCAAACAGCCGCTTGTCTTCCTCGGGCGTCCATCGGATGCCACCGGGGTTAACGCCGCCGATTATCTCGGGCGACCAGCGGACGCGCTGCCTGACCGGCTTGTCTTCTTTCGGGCGTGGGCCGGGCCAGGTTCTGGGTAGCACGTTGGAGCATATGCGGCGGGCGGTGATGGGCGAGCAGCGAAACTCTTGGGCTAGTTCTTCAAGCGATGCGCCTTCCCGCCGTTTTTGGCGTATCGTGTCACGTTCCTCTGGCGTGATAGGCTCACGTTGCCTTGGCTTCATGGCTTCATCCTCCGGCTCATCCCAGATATGAACACTGTCCCGCGCGCGGCCATACGGTTGTAGCGCCGCGCACCGTGATTGGGCTTGCCGCTCGGCATTTGCGCATCAACCCTGCCGCCCGTCAGGCGGTCAACCATGCGCTGCACGGCGAAGCGCCAGCCCGTGGTTTGCTGTTCTCTCATGGCTTCACCTCCCGCGCATGCTTAATATACTGGCGAGTTAATTCCCGATGCTCTGGCGGGATCGGGATTTCTCCCAAATCCATCATTTTTACGCGCCATCCATGATGATATGCCCGGCTGTGATTATCGCCCGGCTCTGGGTCGCCTTTTCCCGTGTTTAGATACGCCTCCCAGCTTTTTTTAGAATCCAACGCCAATAGCTCATCCATGGTTGTCACAGGCTTATGCGTCATGGCTTCACCTCCTGCGCTGCTTTCTTCCCCTGATTGACGCATCCCAAATACATGCACTGGCCGTGCCTCTCGCAGCTATCAATCCGAATGCAGCCAGCGGGCGGCCATGCGGGCTTCACCTCCGGCTCTATATCCAGCAGATCGGCATCTATCTCGGCCAGTTCAGACAGGGCTTTTGCTCTGCGCTCTTTTTGTCCGTATGGGCCTGATGCTGCGCGGGCCATCCGCCAAATGGCGTGACGCTGCTCTGGCTCAAAGCCCGGCACAGCCGCGTTTGCGGCAATCTCGTGCAGCGCCTCCCGCAGCCGCGCGTTCTCGGCGCGGAGGGCGTCCAGTTCTACCTTGACGGAATCCAACTCATCCAACGACTTGCTCATGGCTTCACCTCTTCTTTCATGGCAGCCGCACGAGCACCTAGGGCGGATGCAAGCCCGCGCACAAAGCCCGTCAGTCCTGCTATCGCCAATTCTTCATTGCCATTGTTCCAATGGTCTATAGCAACACCGGCCACCGTTAGAAGATCAGAAGCTATTTTTTCCAATTCTGACTTGCTCATGGCTTCACCTCCGGTCCTGCGCGAAGTTGACGCAGCACCCGGACAGCCTCACTGCTGCGCTCACCCACTTGCACCCGACCGCGATCCAGAAACTCGCGGTCACGGGGGTTCGCCACGGTGGCGCATGCATTCCATTCTGTCCACGCGGCGGCGTAGCCTCTAGCGTATTCCAGCGTTTGAAGCGCGGCTTCTCGCTCATCGCTCATTGCTCCACCCCCGGCGCTGCTGCGAGTATGGCGGCTTCGTCTTTTGCTGGTTCGCTCATTCCTTTGTTTCCTTTCCAAGCATTGGGATAAAATCGTCTAGGCGCAGGATGACAACGGCTTCCCGCCTGTCGCCCCTTGCCACCACCAGCGGGATTTGCCCCGGCCTGGCGGCGCGTGTGCATTGGTCTAGCCAGTCATACACGGCGATGCTGGCCCGGCGCTTGCACTCGATCATGTACGCGCCAAGGTCGATGTCACCACCGCCATCGCGCGTCTGGTCTAGGTTGCGCGCAGCGTCTATGCCGGCGTCCTTCAGCGTGTTGACTATTTCGCGCTCAAAAACTTGGCCGCGGGTGCGCTGCGCCTTGCCCATTATCTATGCTCAGGACTGAATGGCACGTCGTCGTCGAAGCGGGTCATACCGCCTGGCCGATACGTGTTCTCCCGCTCCTTCGCCTTTTCGGGATCGGGCTTCCAATCGGGATCGGGCTTCCAAGAGTCAATGCTGAGACTGACCATCGGCCCGCGGCGGCTGGTTTTCTGCCAGCCCGCCAGTTTGACCTGTTCGCCGGCCTTGTAATCCCGATCCAGCACGAGGTTGCCCTTGTAGTCCGGGCCTTTCTCGCTTTTCTTCTCGGTGCTGAAGATTGCGCCCTTGCCGGGCTTGTCTGCATATGTGCTGCTCATTCTGCGGGTTCCTCTTCCGTCTCGGGTTCCATCCAATGTAAGTTTGCGGCCTTAAACTTACGCAACTTGGTCAGTTTCTCCTCCTCGGGGATGCGCGGATTGGCCGCGATGCCGTCCACAACTTTGTAGTAGGCCTGGTAGGCTTCCGCCTCAGTTTCAAAGCTGGCGTAGATCGTGCCGTCAGGCTTGAAGAGGTGGACGGTCAATTCGCTCTCCGGTTCCGGCTCAGGCTCTGGCACAACGTCCACCACCCTAGCGCCCTTGGGCGGCGTGAAGTCGGCCACTTCCTCTGGCGTATACACACCAGCCACACACGCGGGAAACACGGTGCGGATGCCCTCAGAAATGCAGCGGGCGCGGAGCATGGCGCGCGGGTAGTTGCGCCAATTCTCCTTCTTGGTGAAGCCCAAACGGTGGGCCATTTCCATGGTCCAACTGATGCTCACGTCGCCGCCTTGGGGATGGCTGAACACGCCGGTCACCACATCATCCGAGTATGAGGTCCAGTTCACCTTGCCCCCAGATGTCTGGAAGCGGGCGAGCATGGCGTCAGACTTGAGCGCGGGACGCCCTTGGATCACATGGTAATCCCGCATGGCTATGGCCGGGTGCATATCCTCGGCTTGGCACAGCAGCATGATAGCCATAGCTTCTGCTTGGTTTTTGAAGCCAAACATTTTGCTATCGGCTGCCACCTGCGCCATCTTCTGGATGTCCGCCATGGGAACGATGTTAGACATCGCTGACCACCTCGCCCAACGTCCTGTTGCACTTCACGAGCTTGCCGGCCATGCCATCCCGCAGCACATGCAGCAGATTGGCGCGGTTCGTCTTGCCCATGTGGGGCAGGCTCATCATGTCCCGCTCGGTCATGTCCAGCACGTCCTGCCAGGTCATTGACGGTTCCGCGCTCATCAGCACGGTCTTGATGCGCTTGGGGATGTCGGTATCCGCCACGCGCCATTCTTTCCAATCACTCATTCTGCTCTCTCCTTCAACAAGAAACGCCGGCTTCCCGGCTGCTCAACTACGAAACTCTCGTAGATGTCTGGGTATGCGGCCTTGAACAGGTCCGCACTGAAACGCTTGGAGGGCTTCGCGCTCTTCCATGTGGCGAGGGTGCGCCCGTCCAGCGTGTGCATTTCGCCGGCATCGCCCATGGCGCGCTGTATAGCCGTCTGTAGGCGGTCCTCCTCGGCCTCAAAGGCTTTGATGGACGCCTTGATGCCGGCAAGCCTCTTAGCGGCCTGCTCAAGTTCCAGAGAGGCTGTGGCGATGCCCTCAGTGCTGGCCGGGTAGGCCGCTTTGCACTGAGACACGCTTTCCGGGTCAGGCAGGGTGTTCGTTTCCACCATGGCCCAGAGCTTTGCCATCTTCTGGATTTGGCCTTCCATCTCATCCTCTGAGAAATCCAGCCGGAAGGTGCGAAACCGCTGCCCGCCGAACAGGATGCACAGATAGACGGTAGACACGCCGAAACAGGCGGCTTCGTGGCAGCACTGCGCCCAATCGGCGTTGGGAACCCGCACAGGCTCGCCAGGCTCTGAATAGTTGTGGATATGCAGCGCGTTGTAGTTTTTGCACTCCACGAGGAACGAATTGTCCTGAGCCATATAGTCGCCATGGCTCTTAAGCCACGGATATTGCCGGTGGGTGGCAACCGCATCGCCCAGAGCCTTAAGCTGGCCCAATTCCTCGCTGGCAAAGGCTGCGATGGTGGCTTCCATGCGGAGACCCATCTGAACCACCTCCACCTCGCTCAGATCGGGGCGCTCGGACTTGCCAATCTTCTCGGCCACCACCTCAAATGCCTTGCCAGACACGGCGCGGCGGCTATCGGTGCTCCACCAGGCGCTGCGGCGCTCGTCGGCGCTAAAACCGCTCATATCACCACCTCCACCAGCTTCTTCGTGCCAGCGAAATAGCCGTTAATGGCCGTAGCCAAAGCGGGAAGCATCTGGATCGGCAGCCAAACGATGTCACGCACAAGCTGTTCGTCATCATGATCCAGCACGACCTGTATCTGGGCCGTATCCTCTCCGATATCGAGATACACCTGCCAGTAATCGCCGCTATCGTGATATTTGCCGAAAAAAACCTCTTCCATTGGCGCTGTCCCTTTCCTGGTTTGTGGCGCGACACACACTTTAGGTGGGGTTTTGGTCGGGTCAAGCGGGAAAATGCGCAAAGGCAAAAAAAAGCCCCAGCGGTGAGGCTAGGGCAAGTTTATAGCTTGGGAAGAGACCAATGCGGGGAAAAGGACAAAACCCGCCCGGACGTTATGCCAGTGCGGAACCCCCCTTGCAAGCCTGACCAAAACCCCCTACGCATACAAGGCGCACAGTGCGCACAATGTGAAAGGGGCATACAATGAGCAGAACGATCCCGATCCGGGTGCCGGATGAGATATTTGACGCAATCGAGGCTATCAGCCAGCGCACAGAGCACACGCGCAGCTATGTGGGCCGGCGGTTGCTGGAAGAGGGGCTGAAGGGCGAGCTATTCGGCAGCGCGGTCAAGCCCAAGCGGGCGGCAAACAAGACGGCCATGCGGATCGTTGAAAGCGTAGAGGTGCCGCCCTGCATCCCGGCAGATGCCTGGCTGGAATGGGATCAATATCGCGCCGCGAAGAGCGGCAAGGCGTGGACGGCCCACGCGAAGGTTCTCTGCATCGCGCGGCTGGAGGGTTTTTACGGGCTGGGCCACGACCCCGCTGCCATCATCCGGCAAAGCATTGAAAACGGGTGGAGCGGGCTTTTCGTTGGCAAGGATATGGCCGTGGGCAACAGGGAAGACCTGGCCCGGCGGGTGCAGCCGATCGTCGAAAGCAGCGCGGAGGAGCTGTTCTGATGTGGACCATTGCAGGGCTGTTTATGGCCGGGTGCCTCGGGGCGCTCATTGGCGGGGTTATTGCCGTGGCCGCGTCTTGGCGCGAAATGATGGGGGGCTGGGATGAGTGACATTGTAGTCAGGCGGATGCCGCAGTTATCGCAGCCTCTTAGCCTGGCCGTGGCAGATGAGCAGCGGCGGGAGGCTAACACTGGCCCCGGTGAGTATAGCCCGCCGGCGCTGGCCCCCTCACTGGTGGCAGAGGCTGAGCGGGCCGCAAAACAGGCTAGGGGCGCTCTACAGCCGCCCACAGGGCCGTTCATCCTGTCCTGGGTGGCACCTATCCACGCGGGCTTCAGCAACCCTCCCAGCGCGCGGGAATCGGCGGTATGGGCCACAGCCGTGGCGAAGGCATGCGCTAGGGTTCCGGCACAGGCTTTCACAGAAGATGCGCTGATAGACCTAGCGCGCGCGAGTAAATTTTGGCCGAGTGCATCCGAGGTGCTGGCAGTGGTGCAACCGGAGGCTAACCGGCTGTTCAGCAAGGTTTTAGCGATGGAACGCATCGCGCGGCGGAAGCCACCGGAGGCTCCCAAAAAGGTGAGTTTCACTGACCTAACTCCCGAGCAAAAGGCGCTGGATGACGCGAAGACACAGGCGATGATCGACCGCATGAAAGCGGCCATAGCAGAGCGCGAGCACCGTATGCGGCCTGAACGCGCGGATAGGGCAGCGCCTGTGAGCCTCGGGGCTTTGATGGCGGGCTACCAGCGCGTGATCGACAGCGGCAGTAGCTATGCCGAGGCGGCGCGCATCCGGCTGGATAATCTGCAAAAGGGCTTGCAGCGCGACGATTGATTGGGTATCTAAAACGGCGAAAGGGCCGCCCCTCGACAAGGCGACCCTCTCGAACCCCTCGGCACATAAGGGGTTGGCCTACGGCCCTCAGGGGTTCTTTATAGGCCTAAACCTTATGTCAATCAAGGGGTGGTTTATAGCCACCCGCCATATGCGGGGCATCCCAGAACGCCATAAGGAGCGTGATGGGCAATGCGAAGCCAAGGGCATGGCGGAATGATGCCCGGTTTACCGGGTTGAGAAGCGGGGAGCGAACGTCCCCGGGGAGATAGATGGGTTGCTTGCATGGCCCGCTATCGAGCGCCGCGCCGAAAGGCAGGATACTGCACCAATGCCCCCCTCGTCGGGTAGCCTGGGCTTTTAGAGGTGCAATGCAAGGTGACTGGCTGATGGCGTACTGATGGGACCCGTCAAACAGAGCAACCCCTTCTTCGGAAGGGGAACTGTGCCCAGCCTCCAGCTTCACCCCATCAAACAGAGCAAAGGAAGCAAGCATGGCTCTTAATTTTAGTGGGTTCTGGCTCACGCCTAATGAAATGATTAGGGCAAACCTCACGGAATTAGAGGTTGCGTCCCTAACCGAGGCTGAACGCATGAAAATAGCCTTGCGACTCGGGCAAAAACGCCAATGGGCAAACGGTAGAGGCAAAAAAAAGAAGGATAAACGCGGGATGAAAACCAAAACCAATTAAAATCCCGCGCGAAACGATGCTCACAAGGCGCGCAAGGTATACGTTACCCCACTAGCAGCGCGCGGGCTTGGTCATAGCGGTGCTTCACGTCATCCAGCCCTACAGCGCCGCCATTGACCGCCTTGCGCACGCGGGCCAGGTCGCCTTTGTCGGCCAAATCGTTCAACCCCATCCTGCTCCACCAAACGCACGCGCTCTCAGCAGCCCCCGCCGGCGTGCCGATGCTTTCCACCCATTCGTCGGTCAATTCGCGGCCCAACACGTTAGCCACGCGCGCGTAGGACCAGCGGCCCGTAAGCTGGATCAAGCCCCGCCCCCGAAATGCAAACCCCTCGCCAGGCATCTTGTTTCCAAGGTTCCGCGCGCCCCAATCGCCGCCATACACCTCATTAGCGATTGTCTGCTGGTCGGCTTTCTGTCCAACCCGGCGGCAGGCATCGAGCGCCCGCGTAGTGGCGCGAGGCCCGAACACGGCCGCGAGGCGATCCGGGCTGTAGTCTAGGCTCTCGACAAGCCGCCGCCCGCCCTGTGTCTCATGCCCGAAATTGGCTAGCGCCATAGCAGCCCGGATAGGCTTCGCGGTCATACCGGCTCGCGCCATGTGTTCCTGTAGCAGGGGCGACCACATGGCTGGCGCAATCCAGCCTAGGCCGGTGAGGAGCTTCTCGTCGATCATTGTTCCACCATAGGTAAAGGGCGGCCCCGCATGACAGAATTGCCAGCGAGGCCGCGGTTGCAATGAGTTTACGCGCGGGCAGTATCACGCGGGGGGCTGCCGGACAAAAGAGCGCGCCACGGTTTGAATGACAGGCTCTAAGCGGCGCGGTAGCCTAACGCTAGCAGGCCACGCGGCGGGCTTTGAGGCTGTAGCAAGAAACTCGGTAGCCATAAGCCGCCCGCTTTCGTAATTGCGTTGCTGCCAGCTTGGCAGGGCATCATACGCCGCGCGATAGCCTAGACCCTGCACCGCATCCTGATAGCCAGCCCGCACCACCTCCATGATGTCAGGCCTGCGCCGGGCTTTTGTGTGCAAAACCTTATGTTGCTTCCCGTTGCTCATAGCACCACCACCAAAAAGATGGCGCCGCCAAGCGTGACAAGGAATGCCAGGCCCTCGGCCAGGGTTTTGAGTATGGTCATTGTTAAGCCCCCTATGCTACCCAATTCGGTGTGGCGAATAGTGTGCCGAGCGGCTTGCCATTCACGCCGTACAATTCACGCATAAGCGGCATATGCCGGCCGCTCATACTGTTTTGTTGCCACCACAGGGCGGCGCGGTCGAAAGCCCGACGATAGGCATGCGGCAATGCCGCGCGCACCTCGGCCGTGTCAGGCTGATATGGCGTGCCATTGTGATAGTCGCCCACTATGCCCACGGGTTTCGCTGGCACCTCGGCCTTGAAGCGCACAACGCCGCCTGAATTGAATTGCACATTGTAGGTGAGTGTCATTGTTAGTGTTCCATCGCTGCGAGAATGGTGGTGAAATTGTAGCGCCCGCCGTCGGGTGTCCGCTGGCCGGCCAAGTCGCGCAACAAAGCACGCGCCGCCGAAGCGTTGGTTTTGTGTGCATCCATGGTAAGCACCATCTTGCGATACAACCATTCGTCATTGTGCAGCCACAAGCACACGTTCCATGCGTTCCACGAGCGATGGCCGTTATGAGGTTTCATTGTCTTTCCCTTTCGTTGTCGAATGCCAGCATGGCAATCGGGCAAAGCGCACGCCGCCGGAGTGACGCCGCCTTGCCGGATTGTCAGCTATCGGCAGTTTCAATGCCGTAGTGTTCATTAGTGTAGGTTGCCAAGTCGGCATGGATAGCGTCGCACACGCCAGCCTCATAAGCCTCCCATGCTTGTTCGCTGCTAGGTAGCTCGGCCACGTCATCGCCATCAGCCTCGGCATCAGCCCCCCGCCAAGCGCTTCGCACGCGCATCCCAATGCGCCGCCAGCGCAGCCTCGCCACCATTGCGATAGTGCGCAGCCGCCAGCACCATGGCGTCATAGCAGCCACGGCGGTTGCGGCGTGCCATCATCTTGCCGATGTCCAACACCGCGTCACGTGCGGCGGCGTTGCTTTCGGCCTGCGCAGCTGCCAAGCGGCTGGCAAGAGTATAGCGGCCTTTGAGCTGCAGG